TTATGGGATAACAAATCACCAAGTGATACTATAGAAAGAGCTAAAGGTTGCCGTTACTTTGCATTGATGGGCAGCCACAGATACCTTACTTGTAAAAGGGGGATATGAGATGGAACAGGATGACAAGTTATTGACAGAAATAAAATAAGGAGGATACTATGCTTAAATGGTTTAAATGTCCAGACCAACAACTCATACCAGTTAAAGATTGTCTTACCAAATGTCGTATGGATACAAGGTGCTTAACCCTACCAACCCTAACTTCTATATCTCAAGAAAGAGAATGGACAGGCACAGCATCCACCACGCAACTTCTCAATGGTACTATGTATTCCTTTCTTAAACTTACCCAACCCTATGTAATAGACCCTGATGATATGGCCTTTGCCTTACTTGGCACTAAACATCACCAACAATTAGGTGATATAGCTAAAATCCTAAATTTGCCAGCTGAAATCCCACTCACTGATGAGGACAGGGATATATTTGACCTATTGGAGCCAGACAATGGAGGCTGGACTTTAACTGACTATAAAACTTGGGGTAGTTATAGAGTAGCCAAGGTTTTAGGTATAGTAGATACCGGTAAAAAACCTGACCCAAGTGGTGAGGTTTATAAACGCTCTGGAGCTTGGGGCAAAGCTGGTTCCCCTAAGATGGTAACAGTATTTCAACAAATGCTCCAGGAGGCTGATAACTTTGATACTGAACTCCAGCTGAACAGGTACAGGATTATGTTAGAGGAAAGAGGACTCCAAATAAATACCATGCAAATCCAAATCACGGTTAGGGATGGTGGACTTGCTGTGGCCAGGTCAAGAGGAATTGAGAAAAATATGTATATGGTGCCTGTTGAGAGATTGGATGATGACAAAGTCATAGGATATTTCAAACATAAGGCTGATGCCCTAAAAGTAGCATTAGAAAAAAATGAATGGAATCAGCCTTGTGATGATAGAGAGTGTTGGGATGGGCGAAGGTGTGAAGATTGGTGCGAAGTCTGGATGTATTGCTCAAAAGGAATGTTACACCATCCAGGAGGAGTGGACAATAAAGAAACTAGAGGCCCAGCTTACTAGGTAAGGAGGTAGTTAGAATGAGCATCTGGATATTATGGGGTGAGGATAAATCCTGCAAAAATACTTTAGCTATGTCATTCCCAAAGCCCTTGGTTGATATGGAATTCGACATAGGCGGCTTTGACCGTGCTAATAGAAATTTACCTCACCTGCCTATTAAAGATTGGGTTGAGAGTGGACAAATAAAGCTAGAACAATACATCATGCCATTCCAGATTGGACAATTAGACCCCATCCAGAGTATTATAAGACCTTCCAAAATTATAGTTGGCATGAAAGAATTGTTTTACCAATTTGCAGGTGGCTTTATTAAGCATCTAAGAGACCCAGATATCAAAACTATATTTGTGGACACTGGTACTTTATTATATGAAGTCACCTGCACTGGCTACTTACAGGAAAAACAAGAAATACAACTTAACCCTGATGGCTCAGTCAAACCTAAAGAGAACCTAAGAGTATCACTATTACCCATTGAATATAGAGAACCATATATCCGTATGAGAGGATTTATCTACCAAGCTAAGGCTCATGGCAAAAATTTAGTTATGACCCACCATGCCGCTGATGAATATGGTATGGTTCGTCTATCTGATGGAAAGATAGGTGAAGGAAAAACAGGTAAACGTGTATTGCACGGTTGGGGTCAACTTGGTGATGGGGCTGATGTGGTTGGACATACATACTGGGACTCCAAGGAACAAAAACCATACTTTGATGTGGAACTAGCCGAGGTTAAAGAACTAGAGGGCATGACCTTTACAAAACCCACCTATGATAAGATTAGTGGTGTTATAAACTTACTCAGAAACTCCATGACACCACAGGAAAGGCAGATAATTATAGACCAACAAGCTAATGGTATGGAGTTGGAACAGATTATAAAAATGTTGGAAATGTTAAAGGAAACTGCTTAAAACAAGCTCGTCAGATAGACACACAGTTGACTTAGAACAAAATCTGTGTTATAATACATAGTAGAATATAAGCAAGCTGTGTGTTCGATACAGAGAGCAGTTTTTAAGCGTAAATCCAGTAAATGGAAAGGATTGTAAGATATGACTTTAATGATTGATACCTTTGAACCAAAACAAATTGAGGAACTTGTATCACAGTCTGTTCCTACTCATCGTATGACCTTGAATCATGGGCCAATGGGTATAGCCGACTATTTCTGGTATGCTGTAGATAACCATAGAATCCAAGTAGAGAGAAAACAAATTGATGAGATATTGGGTGGAATGGATAAAGTGGAAGAACAGTTGAGGAGGGAGTTATCTAATAAGATTGAAGAGACCATATTATTATATGAAGGAACTTGTGAACCTGTGCCTGGTATCAAACCGTTTACACAAAGCTGGAAACTTGCTAAGGGCGGCAAGGTTATGGTACCACATCACAAATACAATGTTAGTTATTCAGGATTCCAAGCCTGGCTCTCACAATTGGATAAGGCTGGCATTACTATCATACATACTTCTCACTACCTCGCAACGGCGATGGCTTTGGTTGCCCTTTACAACAATTCACAAAAGGCTGAGCATACCACTCTACAACGCTATGTTAAGGAGCGTATCACAATCCGTCCACACAACGAGCAGGTTATTACTTTGATGGGTATTAAGGAAGCCAACATTGGTGAGGAAATAGGCCGTGCATTGATAGACAGATTTGGGACTGTATGGTACACACTAAGTCAGGATGTTGAGGTGTTGGCTGAAACTATTGTAGGAAGTAAAACTCTTGGTATTAATAGAGCTAAGAGAATATTAAAAAGTATAGGGAGGACAACATAATGCCTGAAGTAAATGGGATAGATACCATTTTCAATATTAGTGAAGCTCCTATGGAAATAACCCTTGACCGTAAGATTATAGAAAACCAACAAAGGTTAATGAAGGCTTGGAACTATAACTATATAGCCATTATACCGTATTGTTTTGTGTGTAAGGAACCACTAATATGGCATGAGGAACCAAGAGAAAATAATACTAGGTTTCATTGCCCCAAATGTAAAAGGAAATGGATAGTGGAGGGAAGAAATGACTAAACCAAAACAAGCAAAGACTCCTGAGCAATTAGCCAACGAGCATTGGAATTTCCTTGAAGGTCTAATATTGGAAAATATGAGACTAACCATGAGGCTGTTCATTGAGGGATTCAAGCATGGCTATAAGCATGGTAAGGAGGACACAGAAAATGGAGTTCGCCCTAAACAGAGAAAGGAATGAGAAAGGTTGGATAATCTACCCAAGTGATACAACCAAAAGAAAATCTATATTCCCACCAGAGGTCATGAAACATCCAGCCAAAATGCAACTCTATCTACAGGAGGATATAATAAAATATGTATCCATACCAGGTGATGTTTTATTGGACCCTTTTGGTGGTACAGGTACCATACTGATAGCTACCACAATGGGCCGGGCAGTTATTTGTATGGACATTGAGGAAGATTACCACCAACTACAACAGGAGGTATATGCTAACCTCAAAGTAGATAATCCTAAGATAGCCCCAGCAGTCCTTTTATATGGTGACAATAGATTCCTTCTACCTATATCTTGTAACCATATAATTACCTCACCACCATATGCTGGAGCCATGGACATACGTAAAGTAAGAGAGGGAGATGAAGATGATGACCTGGTAGAATCTGACCGTCAGATGGTAGAGTATAGTAAGAACTCAAGGAACATATCTAAACTAAATACTTTCCTATACAACCAAGCTATGGAAAGGGTTTATAAATTATGTTATGAAAGTCTATTACCTGGTGGCACCCTTACTATAGTAATTAAGGATAGAATTGAGAAAGGTAGAAGAGTATATCTCAGTAAGTGGGTTGACCGGGTGTGTAAGAAAATGGGATTCACTGAACATTCTTGGTTTAAGTGGCAAGCTCCAGGCAGTAGATTTACCAGTGATAGAAGGGCTAAAGGACTAGAGACTGTGGACGATGAGGACATTATTATATTCCAGAAAAAAGGAGGGAATAATGGCTAAAACATTAACTGAATCATTACAGGAAGAATACTCAGTCACAGTGAAACTTGGTGAAAGTGAAATTAAGGTAGCCAAACTTATCTTTGAGGACTGGTTATCAAAGGTAGGGTTACCACAATATCACACTACCCATCCTGATAATACTTCCTCCAATGCTACAGAGTCTATCAGGCAATTATTAATAACTTTGGTGAATGAACCATAATGTATTTTGCCCACAATGCCACAAACAATTTCTATTATATGGGTGAAGAACAGCCAGGCCCAAGAACCCTAAATAAATGGCTGGTTGATTCTCCACCACATATTATTGGGTGCGATGTGGAAACTATCTCACTCAAGGAGCGGATTGCTATAGGTATTAGTATAGCTCCTACACCTAAGATTTGTTTCTATTTTCCATTATTTCCTAAAGAATCTCCTATAACTCCTTGGAACTTACTCAAAGACCCTAAGGTTAAGAAAGTTTTCCACAATGCTATATTTGATTTATCGGTGTTGGATGAGTTTGATATAGATTTGGAAAACATAGCCGATACTAATGTTATGTCCAGGCTCCTATGCCATAAGTTTAATGGGTTGTCTGACTTAGGTTGGATACATAAGATGGAGGTACATGAGGTTAAAGAATTACTTAATGAATACAAAACCAAGATAATGTTAGACTTACCTCCAGAGGTTACAGCCAAGAAGTGTATGCAAGATTCCATGGCCACACTCAGGTTGTTCTGGGAGTTCTTACCTAAAACTAATTTAGAATACTACAATGTGGAGATACAAACTATACCAATTATGATAAGGATGGCAGCTAAAGGGATACTTATAGACCATAGGGTAAGACAACAGTTGGAAGTGGAGTTAGAAGGTGATGTAGATACATATAGGGAAGCGTGTGAGGAGAGTGAAGCATTTAATCCTGGCTCTCCACAACAAGTTAGTTGGATATTGGCTAAGCGTGGAGCTTACGATGTTTTTAATAAGTTACCATACACAAGAAATAAATATGGAGGAAGGTCTGGTAAGCTATCCACTGCCAAAGACATATTAAATAAGATGGATGACCCGCTAGCTTTGTTAGTATTAAATTACCGTAGGGTAAAATATGTCCTCAGCCACTATGTGATTCCATGGGCCGAAGAAGAAAGGGCTTTTACCAGATATCACCTAGATGCTATAACTGGTAGGCCAAGCTCCACTGACCCTAATATGCAAAATATACCAGGAATAAAATCACCAACAAGACTTAATGCTAGGGCTATGATGTTACCTGATTCTGGAGCATGGACTGATATGGATTTCTCCCAACTTGAACTTCGTATCCTTGCATATATATCACAGGATAGGGAGATGCTACATATCTATGATACTGATGGAGATATACACCAGGTCACAGCGGAATTTCTTGGTATAGCAAGAAGTATATCTAAGAATGTAAACTTTGGTATGGTATATGGAGGCTCAGATGAAACACTATCCGAAATAGCAGGTATTAGGTCCAAAGTTAGAGCTGCACAATTGAGGGATATGTGGTTTTCTTTATTTCCTCAAGCAAGAGATTACATTCAGACTATGAATGAGGAGGTTAAGAGAGGTAGAACTAGAGTCTCAACAATATTTGGTAGAGAGATGAGGTTACCTAGCGAGGATGAGGATAACTTATTAGGCAGGCAACGCAAGGCTATTGATTACCCTTGTCAAGGTTCGGCTGCTGATATCCTTAAACGGGCTTTAATTTATTGTAAGGATATGGATATAAGACTCCAGGTACACGATGAACTTTTATTCAACGGAATGATACTACCAAATGAATTTAGCGGTTTAGAACATATAGCCCCCTTCCGAACACCAATTGAGATTAAATATCTCGAACGTTGGGAATAAGCCCAAGGCTTGACAACTATCAATAAGTATGCTATAATGTATACATGATAAATAAATTATTTAATGACCCAGAGGATGATTACAAGTGGCTTGCAGGCTGGACTGACGGCGAAGGGACATTCAGTATTGCTAGAGTCAAGAGGAAGTGGTTGGAGCGGCGTGTCTATCAAGCACAACTGATATGGACATCCACGGATATTGAAACTATGGAAGGTTTACATGATTGGTTAGGTGGCTCACTAATGTACCGTAAGGGTGCAAAACCAAACCACAAGCCGTATGTTGTCCTTGTCTTAGCACAACGCCAAGCGGAGCCAGTGGTAGAGGAAATATTACCACATCTAAGAACTAAGTACCAACATGCCAAGCTGTTTCTCTACTATATGACTAAGGTTAGGCTACACGGTGCTCAGGCATATAAGGGTAGAACGGAAGAGGACTGGGAGGAGTTATATGAAATCTACATGGAAATGAGAGACCTAAACCATAGAGGAGTATAGCTCCATTCAAGACGCCTATAGAAATTAGGTATCTTGACCGTTGGGAGTAAGCTAACAAAGGAGGTTATAATGAAAGCTAAGGATACATTAACATTCACAAAGGGTAAGAAATATGCCGAACTGGTTGCCTTTGACCCCAATGTTGCGGAACTTGTTAAGAGGCTTCTTAAGGCTCAGGCCGAAATCTCATTCAAGGCAGGAGTAAGGGAAGTGGTAGATTATATCAATCACCATCTCAATCCTCAAGTTTGGAACTCAGACACAAATAAGCCATACTACACCATCGAGAAGTCAAAGTGGCAAGCCAAACTAAAAGAATGGGATATAAAACAATGATGACATACCAGTTCAGATGCCCTGCCCATGGTATATCCGAGATTAAACAAAGGATGACTGACACCCATGAAGCCTTGTGTCCTATATGTCAATCACCCACTCAGAGAATATATAGTCCACCTATTCACTATTGGCCTGATGTTTTGTGGAACAAGGATGGTAGTAAACAAAATCCTGATGAGTTACCTCCGGTTCCAAATACTGGAACTAAGTATTTTCCTGGATTTGATTCATAACGGGCTGGGGATAGTTTTAACTTGTTGGTTTACCGACTGTTTCAGTAACCTTTGCTGCTACTGCGGCCACGATTGCATCCATAAATATTGCATTTTTAGCTACCAGTTGCGCCACCTCATCTACATTCCATTCCCTATCTATGGCTATATCACGATGGGCAATTGCCTGCTTACCAATCATGTTTGCTGTCTCCACCGCATTTTGCAAAGCCTGAGTGGCAATGTTCCGTTTCTCAATGGTGTCAGCCTGAGCGTCACTAATAACCTTCTGGATATAGGCATCATTCTGTCGTATGTGGTCAAGCGATACCTGCTGGTACTCATCATAGGTTCGCTTTATGTTGGCGAATACCATTTCCGACTGTTCAACGTTTTGTTTTTCCCTATCTTCTAACATTTGTACCTCCTCATAAACTTACTCCTTGCTATACTCCCCAGCCCAGCAAGGTGGTTATGCAGGTTGCCTAACTGAAACGTCTACAACCCGCTTTCTATACTCAGCCTTGGAAGCTAGAATGGTATTAAATTCATTCAACCTAATTTGGGCTTCGGCTCTAAACCTATCAGAGAGGAGCATATCATTTGCCACTGTTTCTTGATACTGAGTAGCCTCAGCTATTATGGCATTAACCTCACCTATCAAAGTTTGGGCTTCCACTATAAATGTTTCACCAATACGTATCCAACCACTAGCCTCTTCTATATAAGTTCTTAGGTTAGCTAACCTAGTAGTCGCCTCTTGGGCATAACCCATAGCTGCTTGGGTTCTAGCTTGAGCTAACTGAGCCTTAGTTCTGGCATACTCACTAAATAAAGCTGGAACATTTTCACCATCATTCAACTTGTTTATGGTTAATTCACCTTCAAGCAGCCATGCCACAGAACCAACAGTAGCAGCATCCAAGTCAGTGGTTGATACTGCACCCAGATAGGTAGCTATCGCATCCTCAGCTACTATAATTTTGGTTCTCAACTCCGCCACATCATCAGTGATATTGGCCAATACATCCTTGGCGTTATCTGTGGTGTCGCTAGTTTCCAAGTAGAGGGCTACCTTAGTTAAGGCAAGGTCAATCTTACCTGTGGAGGGAGTTACCAATGTGGTAACTTTACCTAACTCTGTCCTTACACTGGCTAGGTCAGTTACAGCCTGCATCTCATATTGTAAAGCCTCCATTAGTAAGGCATATCCAGCTGCACCTATAGCCACCACTTGGTCTAGGATTTCTGGGTAGCTCCCACTCCCAGTTTCAGTTGGTGGTGTTTGCCTAGTTTCATAGTAGATAGCTATATGTTCACCGTCGGTTAAGGATTCTTGTGATACACCTGGTCTAGGACTACCAATGGTTAGCATATCCTGCCAGATACTAAAAGCCACAGATTGTTCTGGTATTTTATCTACAGGATATATCACCTTAGTTATCCTGGATAGTTCTGGTATGATAGCTGATATATCTATGGCCTTGTTGGATTTATTATAATTGGTATAGTAGGTGGTGCCAGCAGCCATAGTCGTACCAGTTTTTAGATTTATCCTACCGTTGGCATAATCCATCTCAAAATCGGTATCACGGGTGTATTTGGTTCCTGCTTTCAAAGCTGCGGAATACACCGACTCCGATTCAGGTTCAATAGGATTATCAAGTTGTACCCATACACCAAGATGGGAGCCACTACCCACATCCAATGTGTCGTTGGTATCACTACCGTATATTTCATTTACTTCCACTTCACTAATAGAGTTAAAGTAGACCTTACCTGTTTGCACCTTCCCGTTATGACGGTA